TAGAGCTACAACTTCTGCTGGAGATGTAACCTTTGCCGCAACTAATGGAAGCTCGACCATAACGGTAACTGATGCGAGTCATGGAGCTGTCACTAATGATTATGTTACTTTTAGTGGTGCTGCTACTTTAGGTGGTTTAGTTACCGCTACAGTTTTAAATCAAGAATATCAAATACTTTTAGTGACAGGCACCAACACTTACACAATCACTGCTAAAGACACTTCTGGCGATACTGTAACAGCTAACAGTAGTGATAGCGGTAGCGGAGGAGGAAGCACCGTTGGTGCATATCAGATTAATGTAGGACTAGATGATTTTGTTTCTTCCACAGGTTGGGGTAGCGGTACTTGGGGAGCAGGAACTTTTGGTAGTTCTAGTGCTATTTCTGCGAGTAGTCAGTTAAGACTTTGGACACACGATCATTTTGGAGAAAACTTAATGATTTGTCCTCGTGGAGGAGGAATCTATAAATGGGTAGAGAGCACTGGTACAACTGTTAGAGCCACTGCTCTTTCTGGGATTAGTGGCGCAGTAGACGTTCCTACTGTTGGATTACAGGTTATAACCTCAGAAAAAGATAGGCACTTAATAGTGTTGGGCGCAGATCCCATGGAAGATTCTTCTCGCAGTGGATCAAGTGATCCTATGTTAATAGCATTTAGTGATCAAGAAAATGAACTTGATTTTCAAGCAAGAAGCACCAACACAGCAGGAGAACTTAGGCTTTCTTCTGGCAGTAAAATAGTTGGCGCAGTAAAAGCAAGACAAGAAATTTTAGTTTGGACAGACACTGCTTTATACAGTATGCAGTATATTGGTCCACCGTACACGTTCGGCATAAACTTGATTAATGAAAATACAGGGCTAATGGCACCTAAAGCAGCAGTAACTGCGCCGAGTGGTGTCTATTGGATGGGCTACGACAATTTCTACACATACACAGGAGTTATTAAAAAAGTGCCTTGTAGTGTATTGAGTTATGTGTTTGATAATTTTAATGCATCTCAAGCATACAAAGTTCACGCTTTTACTAACACCCAGTTTGACGAAGTGGGTTGGTTCTATCCATCAGCTAGTTCTGGTGAAATAGATAGATATGTGCTCTACAACTATGCGGAGAATGTTTGGAGTTATGGAGAACTAACAAGATACGCTTGGTTAGATTCAGGGGTAGAACCCTACCCAAGAGCATCAACAGACTCTTATCTATATGAACACGAAACAGGGTACGACGCAGATGGAAGCCCGATGACTAATGTATACATAGAGTCCAGTGATTTTGACATAGGAGACGGAGAACAGTTTGCGTTTATCAGTAGGATAATACCTGATTTAAGATTCTTGAGTAATAGTAATGGCGGTCAGGTTAATTTTGTATTAAAAACACGTAATTTTCCAGGAGATAGTTTAAGCACCAACAGTACTTCTGTCCTAACCAGTTCAACAACTCAATCACACGTGAGAGCAAGAGCACGTCAGGTAGTTGTTCGGTTAGAATCAGACGATGACAGTACACCTGGAAACACAGCAACAGGTTGGCGATTAGGTGCCACTCGTTTAGAAATACGACCCGATGGTAGACGATGAGCAGACTATTAGTCACACAACTGCCTCAAGAGATGGAAGAGGTTGTAAGTGCGGGAACGTACAACCGTTTAGTACGAATACTGGAGATAAATTTAGGGGAATTTGACCCAGACAACATACGGCAGATAGATGATACAGAAAAAGGAAAAATACAATTTAATGCAGGAAGTATTGTCTGGAACACAAACAATGAATCTTTGGAGGTCTGGTCTGGTAGTCAATGGCTTACCCTTTCCACTCCTCAAAACGACCACGGGCTATCGGCTACAGGGTCTGTTGGGGAAGTTACACTAAAGATAGCAGGAGACACGACTATTACATTATGATCGTAAAAGAATATACAACGTTGTTTAAATTAGTTAAACTATCTAGATAGAGGAGTTGAATACAGATATGCAGCAGTCTCAAGGTTTACAAAGTTTAGAGGAGTTAGCAGACGCTCGTCATGCGTTGGCGATTCATGGTCGTTACGGCGACACGACCATAGGACACTTAACTCCTGGAGAAATGGTTCTCCCCAGACCCATAGCAGACGATCCCGTATTAAAAAGACAATTATTTGACGCTTTTGAACGTCACGAACTTAATCCCCACCAATATCAAGTGGGTCATTTTGAAAATTCAATCAACCCTCTCACTGGAGTTCCTGAATTTGGGTTCTTTAAGAAGATCGGTAAGTTCCTTAAAAAAGCAGCCCCAGTTATCGGTAAAGTTGTAGGGTTCGCTATTGGTGGACCAGCAGGTGCAGCAATTGGTGGCGGTATTGGAGGAGCGGTAAAAACAGGCAGTTTAAAAGGAGCGGTAAAACACGCAGCATCTGGCTACATGATGGGAAGCATGGCAACAGGTTTCGGTGTTCAAGGTGGTGGCGGTGTTGGTTCTTTATGGGGCAAAGGCACAAATCCAACAGGTAGTTTATGGAAACTAGGTAAAGCTGTTCCAGGAGCTCAGGGCGGAATCGGTGGCTTTTTCCAAGATATTGGTGCTAGTGGTGCAGGTGCTTTACGTTCTGCATCAGCAGCAGGGTTGCCTTCAAGTTATGCAGGAATCGGGGATTCTTGGGGTAAACTATCCACACTGCAAAAAATGGGTGTGGGGGGTTTAGGTTTAGCCTCACTTGGTGGATTTGAAGCAGGAAAAGACGACTCTCAAATGCCTGGACCGAGCGGTGAATTAGGCGGTTATCTACAGAGACCACTCTCAGCAGCAGCACTACCCACTCAATACGGTACAGAAGGTGTAGGAGTTGATGGTCCAGGAGGCATGAATACTATGGCTATGGGTTCTGGTATTGCTGGCGGTGGTGGATTAGATCCAGCAACTGCAGCTTATTTAAGAGCAACCATGGGTGACGAAGAATACAGTAAATTAATGTTCCCTGAATTTCAACAAAGAGCAGCAGTAAAAGATGGTGGAGCGATATATGAATTAGACATGCGTGGTGGCGGAGAATCTTCTGGTCCAGGAAATGGAGTTTCAGATGACGTGCCTGCCATGCTTAGTGATGGAGAATTTGTAATGACAAAACAGAGTATAATGGGTATGGGCGACGGTGATCATGAAAAAGGTATTGAAACTCTCTACGCCATGATGAATGAAAATGAAAACAGAGCGCAGCAGATGGGGATAGGGAGAGCATAATGGCAACCGAAAGCAGTTATCAACGAGTCGAACAACTTCCACCTAATTATTTAGCGCAGATGTATAGCGGTGTTCCTGGGACTAATGTTCCTGGACTAATGCCTTTATTGAACCAAGAACTTGTCAACAGAATGATGGGGTTTGGGGTAGAGGGAGCTAACCCCTATACATATTCAGGAGAACGAATAGCAGACTTTGCACCTGCAGAAAGAGAAGCAATGAGAATGACTGCGGAAGGTATGGGTTCTTATGCCCCGTATTTCCAAAGAGCAGAACAAATGACGGAAGGTGGACTAGGTGCAGCAGCTGGTGCTTACGGAGACACTCGTGGCATGATTGATCAAGCAGTTCAAGCTGGTGAAATGAGCACTAACGAAGCTATGAATATGTTAAGACGTGCCCCTAGAGTTGGAGCAGCAGCAACCAGAAGAGGTTTAAGGGAAGTTGGTAGAGGCGGTAGAGAACTGAGTGGTGCTAGAAATGTTTTAGGTGGTACAATGGGCAGGCTCGGCGAAGCAGCAGGAGTCGGTTACGGATCCACACAAGAATTTGACCCACGTGGTATAGAAAGTTTTTATAATCCGTTTGAGCAACAGGTTGTTGATCAAACCATGGAAGATGTTCGTAAAGGTTTAGCTCAGGGGGACATAGCACGTAGAGCAAACGAAATAGGTGCAGGAGCTTTTGGAGGTTCTCGTAGTAGACTTCAAGGTCAAGAACTAGCAGAATCTGCAGCAAGAGGTGCGGCATCTCAAATAGGTGCTATAAGGTCAGGTGGTTATCAAGACGCAGCACGTAGAGCACAAGGTGCATTTGAAGCACAACAAGGCAGACAAGCAGGTCAAGCAAATTTATTAGCAGGTCTAGGTTCACAACAAGCTAACATAGGTTCTCAACTGGGACAGATGGCAGGTCAAAGAGCAGGCATGGGAGCACAAATAGCAGGCATGGGTGGTAATTTAGCAGGACTATACGGGTCAACTGCTGGAGGTATCGGTAGCTTGGGTGGTAATTTATCGAATATATACGGTGGAGCTGGTCGAGATATCTTTGGCTCAGGTGCTCAATTAGGACAACTTGGCATGGGCGCAGGTCAACAGATGGCTGGTTTAGGTTCAGGTGTAAGCGGACTAATGGGTCAGGACATCAGTAGAATGATGGGCATGGGCGGTATGCAAAGAGGAATGGATCAGCGTGGACTAGACTTAAACTACGGAAACTTCGTAGGTCAGTATAATCTACCGATGCAAACTCTAGGTCAAATAGGCGGTATGGCTACTGGTTGGGCTCCAGCAATGGGAGGAACAACCTTACAACAAGGTCAAACAGGCAACACAACTAATCCATTGATGCAAGCAGCAGGCACAGCTCTCACAGCATACGGAGCACTTAAATAAAAATGGCTAACGAATACCCTTTCCGCTCAGCTATCGGTCCAGGAACTACGACCATCACAGCAGATCCCAATAATCCATGGGATCAAGCGTTTGGTGGGCAAATGTCTGATCAAAGTATGATCTTGGATAACGAAGACCCCACGCAAACGATAATGAGATTAGCTAGAGAAGGGTTGTCCGTGGACCAGATATCTCAAATGACTGGCATACCTCAAGAAGAAGTAGCGATGCAAGTATCTGTGATGCAGGGAGACCGTAGTGCTTTTCAACCTGGAGGAGAGTTTGGTGAATCCTACCTTGGTGGACCAGAAACAAATTTAACATCAGGGGGAATAGGTTCTTTTGATACAGAAATGGAAATGGGCGATCTTGATATGTCCCTAGAAGACGGCAACAGTATAACTGATTTAGTTATGCCTGAGTTGAATTTAGATATTGATCCTGCTGACTACCTAACCGAAACAGAGCTGGTTGTTAACATGGAAAAATTGGGCTTTACCGATGATGAAAAAGACGATCAAGCTAAAGATGATTCAACAGAGGACACCCTACTTGAGCAAGTAATAGCCTCCTCAACAACAGGAGCAATAGCTAACGGAGAAGACGACACAGATTCTAATCAAACAATTCAAGCTATGCTAGACATGAACTCAGAGTTTGATTCAGATGATCCAGATGATCAAAAAGAAATGCTTAATATTTATAAAAAAGCAGCAGAAATGTTCTATGATACGGACGACTTAAAAGAGTTAATTCCTCAACCCGATAAATCTCTTCCTTATATGGTGGCTGGTGCTGCATTAATTCAGTCTGGTTCAAAAGGAGAAAGTTGGGGTCAAGCGTTGTCTAATGCTTTCTTACAGTACAGCCTCACAGAAAAGAAAGAAGAAAAAGATTATGAAAAATCAATGCTTGGTCTTGAGTTAAAAGAAAGACAAGACATTAATAATTTCGCTATGCAACTATACATGGCGGACTATAAAGAACAAAAAGCATTAGAAAGAGCTCTCCTCACTAAAGAGAAAAAACCCTATAAAGTAAACAGTAGTGCTAGTCCTGTTTACTACACCACATACCAAGCAGGTCTAGAGGCAGGAAAAGGAAACAGCGTAATACCATGGACAGCGGAAGACGGAGGAATAAAAGAATACACAATATTTACCGACGCAGACGGGGACGGTCAACCTGACGCTACTTCTCCTGCTATAACTCAGCTATTGTCAGAAGCAGGAGCACAAAATAAACAAACAGAAGGTTACATCATAAGAGAAGGCAACCTAACTAAAGGTAAAAAACTGTATCTCGTAGACAATGTGGCACAGATGTATTCTTCAGAAGAATTAGAATCCTTTATGAACGAGAACCCAGATTCAGACGTTAGGGTAGTTGGTGCTTCTAGTGCTAAAGCAGTAAGAAACAGGTCTACAGGAGAACTAACTTGGGTAGACAATAGAGAACTCCTCACCCCTAGAGGTCAGGAAATGTATAGCCCTATCGGTCAAGAAAACACAATAGTTTTTGGACCCGACGGTGATCCTATAATGATGACGGGTGATGCTGCTGGTATGGGTACTTTGATGACTGGCTCACAAAGAGGAAAAGAAGAACAAAGGGTTAGAGAGTTTTTAATACAAACAGATCAAAAAAGAGACAACATTTTAACAACCCACTCTACCATAAAAGATCTTTTATCAAATCAAAATGCGAAAGGAGAACCAGTCGTGTTTGGTGTTGCGGGCAGTTTGACCACATTTGGTAAAAATGTAATAGATCAAGTAGATCAATTAAAAACAGTTTTCACTGATCCAAAATCTGGCTACGCTTTTTACACCGATAGTAATGGAAACGGTAAAAGAGATCCAGGAGAGTCTTCTACAGACTTTGGTTCATTTAGTAAACAGTTTGAAGATACAATTGCGAACACTAATTTGGGAAGATTTTTACAGGGTTCTGGGTTAGGTAAGAAGAGACTAACTAATATGGTCTTAACCTTAGCATTACAGAGTGCTGCTAACGATGACCAAAAAGGTCGTGATATTTCTGATAAAGATATTGAACGTTTCTTAACTAGGGCTGGAGCTTTCGCAACTTCTGAGGAAGAATTTATCACAGTAATCGATGATTTAGCTCTAGGTGCTATTCGTAAACATGAAAGTCTAGTAGATTCAGAAATCAGGTACGCAGCAAGACTACAAATGGATCCAGACTCTGATGAAAAAATGACGATGATTGATTTTATGTATCCTAACTTAGTTGAAGAGCAAGGAACTCAAAAACCATTTAGAGATGCACCTTACACTATAGCTGAATTAAAAGAACAGCTCGTAGCCTCTGTTACTGGCTCTGGAATAAACAGTATAACTTATCAACCGAATGTTAGTGCTCCAGGACAACCGAGTGTTGTTCTTCCTGGGGGCAATGAACAATCTGGTTGGGGTAATCAAACTATTCATGGGGTTTGGGAAGAGTTTAAAATGTTGGACGACAGCGGTAAAATTGCTTTAACTAAAAAACTAAGAGACACCTTAGGACAAGACTCCCTTGAGTATAAAGCAATTGTAGGTTATATTAAGAAAATTAGCGGTGGCGGGTAGTAATGGCACAAAATGATATAATAGACATAGACGCTCTTTTAGACGATCATGAAGCAGCACTACTAGCAGAATCTGCGTTAAAAGAATCCCAAAAAATAGACGACGAAGAATTAGATCTTCAAAAACTTACTGAGTTTGGATACGCTAAACCACAACCAAGTCGTAGTCCTAGTCAGTTTGCTCCGCTTGGGGACTATATGGCTAATCAGAGAGCAAGGGATCAAGCAATTGAAAAGGGGATACTAGCAGATGACCCTTATTTTATAGAAAAGTATTTAGCAGACGCCAAACCTCAACTCAAAGCTGAATACACTGGTGTAGACTTTACAGCAGGAGCACAAGGCGACGTTATAAGACAAATAGAACTGTTACCTGCAGACGTGCGCAGTAATCCAGACTACGTGCAACGTGTCCTACAAAAGAACTATGCAGAAGACCAGGATATTCCTCGTACTTATGACTATAACGTCAGAGTGGAACCAAACACCAACGAACTAATTTTTAATGATCCGTTAAATAATAATAAACCTACGGTCATCAATCCTCCAGGAATAGATAAGGGTGATTTCTTAGCTTTCGCTGAACCAGTAGCAGCAGAAATAACTGCAGCAATAGGTGGCGCAATCGCAGGGACGTTCACTGCTGGTCCTACCGCAGGAGTTGTGAACCCCATTACTGCAGGAATCGCAGCAGAAAGTTTAGCCACGTATTTTTGGAGACTTCAAAATCTAGACTATTTAGACGAGCAAGGTTATCTACCAGAAGGATATGATAAAAACACCAGAGCAATGAAAGATGCAAGCCTGACCGCTCTGTTCAGTGTGGGTGGCGCAACTCTGTTTAAATTAATTAAACTAGCAGGAGGAGTTAGTAACCTTCCGAATAAGTGGTTCCTCGACCCAGAAGAATTTAAGCGGTCTTATGAAAAATTGACTGGGGAGTTGGGCGAAGATGTAGGCAGTATGACTGCCCCTCAAGTAATGCGTAGAGCATCAGACGAAGGTGTTGAAATAGATAGCCCAGTAGAAGAACTTGAAGCAGGGCTAAGAGACGAAGCAACACGAGGCAGTAAACAAGGACAAGAGTTAAGAGAAAAATATGTACAGCAAGAACGTCAAGCACAAGATATAGTGGATGAGCCTTTTGGTGCTCAGGGGATTACTCGAGAATTAGCCGAAGAGGAAGCAGGAGCAGGAGCGAGAGCAACTAGAGGCACTGAGTTTAGAGACGTAGCACAAGAAGCACTAGAAACTAACCCTAAACTAGTAGAAGCAGAAAATGCTCTTGTTGAATTAGGCACAGAATCTGACAATATATTTAGAGGTTTGACAGATGGTTCTATAGACCCTAATCTAGCTGGTAAACAAATAAGAGACACTTTTCAAACTGCAAAAGACACAGCACAAGGTGTGGTGGATGATGCTTACGAAAAAGCCACAAAATCAGCAGGGTTTACAGGAAATATGAAACCGTATGATTACAGTCCTCTTTTAAAAGTAGCCAAAAGATATAAAAACATACTAAATCAACAGGCTTTTGCAGATCCTAAAAACGCAAGAATAGTTAAGGGGTTAATAGATAGTATAGAAGGTGGAGCTAAGAAATCACATACTGTTTTTGTAAACGACTTGTCTAGTTTAAGGAGCATCATAAGAGCAGAAAGAGCTGTCGGTAATAATGTAGAAGAGTTGGTAAATCTTAAAAAAGCCATGGAAACTATTCGTTCTAAAACTCTCAAAAATTCAGGGAACGCAGATGCATTAAAACTTTTCAATGAAGCAGAAACTGCTTACAGAAAATTGATGGTAGATTTTAACAATGACAATATAAAGAGAATATTGAATCTTCAAAGAGTTAGCGATGATGCTTATAAACAAGGCGACAAAACAGCATACACAGGCTTTATGAATTTTTTAAGAAACACAGTAACTAAGAATTCAGACGGTACTATCACGTCGCCTCAGTATATTGACGATATACTGTTTGACCCTAAATATGCAGATGGTCTATTAGGAACAAAAGGTGGGCTACGTCAAATGTATTTAGACGATGTAGTAGACACTACGGGAGATCTTTTTAAACCTAAGTCCCCCAGAGCTCACGAAAACTTCATGAAGAAAAACAAAACTTTATTAGAAAAGTTTTTCACAACAGACGAAATGGCAGAGTTTACCAACGCTGAACAATTTATTAAAAACTATAAAGCCAGAGAACTCGCTTTAAATAAAACAAGAGATGCAATACTTAAAAACACAAACCTAGCAGATATAGCAGGAAACTTTAAAACACCAGAAGATTTATTCAAAAACACATGGAGTCCAGGAGGGTTTACAGCTACTAAAGAATTGTTTGATGCTGTAAGTACTCACGGCAGCAGAGATTTAATTGATACATATAAATCATATATTTTTAAAGATTTAATGGAAAAAACCCAAAGGCAAGGCACTTTGGGATTAGATGTTTTTGACGGAAAAGCTCTTACCAGATATGTTGACGAGAGTGGAGACGCTTTAGAGATTTGGTTCGGTAAGAAGTTTAAAAATCAGCTTGGTGATATTGCTAAAAAACTTAAAGCACTTGATGACCCCACTAAGCCTGCCTTAAGACCAGAAGACGCACATATATTAAAAAGTGTTAACTCTTTAGCCCGTGCTTATGTTGGTCTTTTTACAACTCCAGGTCGTGTACTTACTGCTTTAAAAACCGTAGCTGGAGGTGCTGCCACTAATAAAGAATTAGACCTGTTAGTAAATCCAGACAAACTATATAACGCTATCATGAAGGATCAGTGGCAAAAGAACCCAGCGGTTAGGGGTTTAGTTCGAGAACTGGGTAGGATATACTATCGAGAGTGGGAAGACCCTGAGTTGGTTTCCGATGTATCCCCAGAAGAAACTATCATGTTTGGTCCAGGATATCAGGAAGATAGACAAAACTTTAGGTTCGGTGGTCACGTGGTTAAACAGTTAAGTGTTCCCCTTAAATACGGATACGGAAAATAAAATGGCATTATTTAAAAATTTAAAGAAAGGTATAGGGAGTATGCCTAAAGACAGACGTCCAGGCAGACGTCCAACTACTCCTCGCATTAATATCGAACAACTTGGTCCATCAGATAAACCAGGAATGCCTACAGTAATGCCTATTGGACCAGGACACCCTTTATACGATCCACCAAAAGATGATCGTATTGATCCTGGACCTAGACCACCAAGAGATATTTCTATTCCACGACAACCTCTGATGCCTCCTCCGTGGTTTCAACAAGGACAAAACAACATGGGGTTAGTTCAAGGAGCACCTGCTGGTAATCGTGTAGCCGAGATGTACAACCGTGCTCCATCAGTGAATTCTTTAGTTAATCCAAGGAGAACAGATCCAGGTGGCCAAGAAGATAGACAAAAAATGATGGATATGCAGAGGCAAATGTATAGAAGATTTTTGGCTCCTCCTCCAGGAGAAACTCCGCCAGTAACTCCGCCAGTAACTCCCCCAGTAACTCCCCCAGGAACTCCAGGAGAACCTCCTATAACTCTTCCTCCAGGATACCCACCTATACGTGGTCCATGGGATGATCTACCAGAGATGGATTTTGATGAACTAGAAGAAAAATACGGTTTCTCTCCTGAGGACTATATGCAACAAAATGGTGGTGGACTACCGAGTCTTATGCCCAACGGTATTCCAGAAATTAATGTTCCAGAAATAGATCTGTCGGGGATAGACTTGT